GACTATGGAAAAAGTTGCAAGACATAGAATGAGAGAGATTAAAATGTGGTCTGGATTAAAGAAAGAATTTAATGATGGATCATTTAATGACAAAGATGTTAACCAACATCAACTAGAGTCATATGGATTACAATATCACGAGAAAGCAAAAACACTAAATGCTAACTCATCAGAGTCTGAAATATTTAATGTAATGGGACAACTACAATCATTACAAAGAATTAAAAAGTCAGGTGAACTAGAGAATAGTTATAAAGAAAAAGAAAAACTTGAACAACATGGAAAACCAAAATCTTAAATTTGATTTTGTATTTTTAGGTCAGTCTGTTTTAAAGTATCAGGTACCGCTTGATATATTTGCTACAATTAATCAGATCTATGAACAAAATTTTCATAACCTTGCACCTGCCAATGGTCAGTTAGTGGGTAAGATAGAAAATGAACATTCTTTGTTTTATCATGGTCAAGACCAATCTAAAATGAAAAACCATAATATGTTGCCTACAAATGTAACAGATTATTTTATGACTATATTTAAACACTATCTAGCATTTAATAAAATTAGAGATTACAAAACTCATTTAAATTCTATTTGGGTTAATGAAATGAAACAACACGAATATAATCCTGCACACATTCATAGAGGTATGTTATTTACTGGTTTATCTTCTGTTATGATTTTAAAACTACCATCAACCTATGGTAAAGAATACTCAGCAGGACATATACAACAGAATGGTAGACTACAAATATTAGGAGCAGCTAATGGTCAGTTTGCTAAGATAGATTATCAGCCACCAATGGACCTTAGAGACTTTTATATATTTCCATATGATATGAGACACTGTGTATATCCTTTTAATGGAACTGATGAGACTAGACGAACACTAGCTGCAAACTGTGATGTAGATTTTGATCCGATTAGAAATAGAGGTGCAGTGTAATGGACAAACAATATTACATAGATAACCACATTGGTTTATTTAAAAACTTTATGCCAAATCAATTGATAGATGATTATACAAATTATTTTAATAAGTGTGAAGAACAAGGTGCAGTGTATCCAAGGCAAGTAGATGAAACGTTAGTATCTGATAATTCAATAGATACTATTAGAGATACCAATGTTCCAATGACTTATAATAACAAACCTTTTATAGATATGTTTTTTAAAGATGTATACCCTCTGTATGTACAAAAATATTCCTACCTAAAAAAATTAGCTACACATAATATATTAGAAGTAAAAATTCAAAAAACTAAAGTAGGTGAAGGTTATCATATGTGGCATTGTGAAAATGCAGAGATGAAAGCTAGAAATAGAATACTAGCTTTTAGTGTTTATCTTAATGATGTGACTGAAGGTGGAGAAACAGAATTTTTATATCAAAAATGTAGATTTAAACCTGAAAAAAATACTATGTTAGTTTGGCCTGCACAGTTTACACACGTTCATAGAGGCAACCCTCCTCTATCAAATGACAAATATATAATAACGGGATGGGTAGAATACGGATATTAATATGATAACAGAACCACGATGGCGATCTTTTATAGTTGAAACTACACAACCAATATTTACACCAGAACAATGTAAAATGATTATTCAAGCTGGACGTGCGGAACCTAGAAATGATGCGAGTGTTGGAAGTAATAAAGGTATTAAAGGTGGAGTCGTAGATACTAAAACTAGAACCTCACACATTAGTTGGATACCATTTAAAAAAATGGCGGACATGTATAAAGACATTGAACGTATTATGAAAACCACAAACGGTAATCATTTTGGTTTTGACGGAATGACAATAACTGAAATGGCACAATACACAGAATATCCAGAAGGAGGATTCTATGACTGGCATGTAGATAATGATGTGAACATGCAACACGAACCACCTGTAAGAAAAATATCTATGACTTGTTTATTATCACCAGAGAATGAATTTGAAGGTGGTGATTTAGAATTAATGGCTGAGGGTAAAGTTGCAAAAATAAAACAAGGACATGCTGTGTTCTTTGCATCATTTATTAGACACAGAGTTAAACCTGTAATACGTGGCAACAGAAAATCTTTGGTTATGTGGTTTGGAGGGACACCTTTTAAATGATGATTAAAGCTGCATACTTTCCAACTATTATATATGCTAAAGATGTTAATCTAGACAACAGACTTTTTGAAAAAGAAGTTCTTGCTTGGGCTGATAAAGATAAAGGAATCAAACGAACTAATATGAATGGTTGGCATAGTCAAACTAATATGCATCAAATACCAGTGTTCAAACCATTAGTTGATGAATTATTTAAAATGCAAAGTGAAGTATTTCAAGAAGAATGGTTAGATAGTGAACCTGTTATTGGAAATATGTGGGCCAACATCAATCCACCAGGTGGATATAACCGACCACACTTACATCCTAACTCTCATTTTAGTGGTGTGTATTATATTAAGGCACCTAAAAATTCTGGACAAATAGTATTTAACGAACCAAGAGCATCGGCACATATGGTTATGCCAAGAAGAAAAGAAGGAGAACCACCTTCACATCTATGGAGAGAGGTTCGTGTAGATCCATTAGAAGGTAGAATAGTTATATTTCCAGCATGGCTTTGGCATTGTGTTGAACCAAACTTAAGTAATGAAATAAGAATATCAGTATCGTTTAATTTTTTACAGAAAGGGTTTAATGTTTAGAGATCACAAATATCAAGTAATTAAGAAAGCTTTGTCTTACGACATGGCTAATTTTATACTTAACTATTTTTTACTTAAAAGAGATGCAACAAGATTTATGTATGAAAATAACATACATTCACAGTCCCCGATCCTTGGAACATGGACTGATCAACAGATACCTAATACTTATTCTTGTTATGGTGACTTTGTAATGGATACATTACTAGTTAAGATGTTGCCTGTAATGAAACAACATACAGGACTAGATCTAATACCTACTTACTCTTACGCTAGAGCATATAAAAAAGGTGATGAACTACGAAGACATAAAGATAGACCTAGTTGTGAAATATCTACGACTCTAAACTTAGGTGGAGATCCTTGGCCTATATTTATCGACGGTACGGGGGCTGACAGCGTCATAGACGAGTATAAAAACATACATAAGCCCAACGCACCCAAAGGCACAAAAGTCTTGCTTGAAGTAGGTGATATGTTAGTATATAGTGGCTGTGAACTCGAACATTGGCGAGAGCCTTTTGACGGGAACATTTGTGGCCAAGTATTTCTACATTATAATCATGTAAACGGCCCATTTGCTGATAAAAACAGATTTGACGGAAGACCTATGTTAGGTCTACCATCATTTGTAAAATAGTATTATAATGGAGCCATATGTTACAAAAGATAGGATTTCAACCTGGATTCAATAAACAGATTACAGAAACCACGGCCGAAGGACAATGGGTCGGAGGAGATAATGTACGTTTTAGATATGGCACACCAGAGAAGATAGGTGGTTGGTCACAATTAGGTGAATCAAAACTTACAGGAGCTGCAAGGGCTCTGCATCACTTAGTTAATAGATCTGGTAACAAGTTCGCTATAATAGGTACAAATAGAGTTTTATATGCATATACTGGTGGTGTATTTTATGACATACATCCTATTAAATCTACAACAACTCTTTCTAATGCATTTAGCACGACGAATGGATCAGCAACAGTTACTATAACTTTTAGCACAGATCACAATATTCAAGAAAACGATATTATTCTTTTAGATAATTTTACGACAATTACTAATTCAAATTATTCAGCATCAGATTTTGATGATAAAAAATTTATGGTGACATCTGTGCCAACAGCAACTACCCTAACTATTACTATGCCCTCTAATGAAACAGGTTCAGGTGCAACAACATCGGGTGGTATTAGAGTTCAACATTATTATCCAGTAGGACCTGCAGAACAATTACCTGGTTTTGGTTGGGGACTAGCTTCTTGGGGTGGAACAGTAACAGGTGAAGCAACCACTACTTTAAATGGTGGTATCAATGCTGTTACAACTACTATTGTATTAACAGATGCATCTTTGTTTCCAACTTCAGGAACAAACTTTATTCAAATAGGATCAGAAGAAATTTCATACACAGGTATAAGTAGCAACACTTTAACAGGTGTTACAAGAGGAGTTAGAAATACAACAGCTGCAACACATTCTAATGGTGCGACCGTACTTAATAGTTCTGATTACATTGCATGGGGTGAAGCTGCATCAGGAGATTTAGTTGTAGATCCTGGTTTATGGTCTATTGATAATTTTGGTGATAAAGTAATTGCACTAATTCATAATGCACAAGTATTTGAATGGGACTCAAATGCAACAAATGCTGTAACTAATAGAGCAACTATTATATCAGGTGCACCAACAGCATCTAGAGATATGTTAGTCTCTACACCTGACCGTCATTTAGTATTCTTTGGAACAGAAACAACGATTGGAACACCTTCTACACAAGATGAAATGTTTATTAGATTTTCTAACCAAGAAGATATTAATACTTATCAACCAACAGCAGTTAATACTGCAGGCACACAAAGACTAGCTGACGGGTCTAAAATTGTAGGTGCTGTTAGAGGTAGGGATGCAATCTATGTTTGGACAGATACATCTTTATTTACTATGAGATTTATTGGTCAACCATTTACTTTTGGTTTTCAACAAGTAGGAACGAACTGCGGATTGATTGGACAGAATGCTGCATTAGAAGTTGATGGAGCTGCATATTGGTTTTCAGAAAATGGTTTTTTTAAATATTCTGGTAATCTAGAAACTATGAAATGTTTAGTAGAAGATTTTGTATTTAATGATTTAAATACAACAGCCAATCAATTAATTAATGTCGGACTAAATAATTTGTTTGGTGAGATTACTTGGTTTTATTGCACTGAAAGTTCAACTGTTATTAATAGATGTGTAACATATAACTATTTAGATTCTACTCCTCAAAGACCTGTGTGGACAACAGGAACTTTAGCAAGAGGTGCATGGCAAGATTCGTCTGTATTTGGTCTACCTCATGCAACTAGTTTCACTGCAGACGATGATGCATCATTTGATGTAGTGGGTAATACTGAAGGAAGCACAATATACTTTGAACACGAAAAAGGAACTGATGAAGCATTAGCTAATGGCATAAATGTAATTACATCTAATATTGAATCTGGAGATTTTGATATTACTCAAGCAAGATCTAGACAAGGACAAATGACAGGTGTTTCTGATTTTAGAGGAGACGGAGAATATTTAATGAAAATACGAAGATTTGTACCAGATTTTTTATCTCAAACAGGTAATACTCAAGTAACACTACAATTAAAGAATTACCCTAATAGTTCTCAAGCAAGTTCTCCACTAGGGCCATTTACAATTACTTCATCTACTGATAAGGTAGATACTCGTGCAAGAGCAAGAGCCATATCTTTAAAGGTAGCTAATACAGCTGTTAATCAAAGTTGGAAACTTGGCACGTTCAGATTAGATACACAACCAGATGGTAGAAGATAATGATAGATAAAGGTTTATATAAAGATCAAAGATTAACTGAAAAAGAAAAAAATAAAATTAAACCTGTAAAACAAGGTGGTGGAATGAACTATCTTGGTAAACAAGAAACTGTGACTGTTCCTAAAAAATGGTTATCAGATCCAGATCACGTTGTAGCTGAATTAGCTTACATTACTCCAAGAGAACAAAAAATTTTATTAGATGCAAATATATATGGGTCATTAAAAGGAAAACCTAACACAGGTCCTGGTGGTATCATGTCATTACAAGGTGATCTTGGTGGTTATGATGCAAGTCCAGGTGGACCAAATGATCGTGGAAATAGAGTTGGTGATACCGATAAAAATAAACAAAGAGCTTCTGATATTATGACTGGTAAAGTTAATGTAACTTCACCAACAGGTATTACAGAAGGATATAGAGGACCTGATCCAACAGGTAGAACAGGCCCAGATGGATTAGGAGATTTTGTTTATGAGCCTAGCGCTTTTCAAAAAGCTGTAGACTTTTATAATAAACTTCCAACTCCTTTAAATTTAGCAAAAAAATTTGCTAGTAAATTTGGTCCTATAAATAATTTAGATTTCTATAATGAAAAAGTTGTACCTGCAGGTAAAACAAATTTAAATTATGATGATTATATGTCAGCTAGAATGGCAGGTAAAATAGATGCTTATGGTAATGAAATCAATAATAGAGGAGGCGGAGATGGAGCAAGAAATAATCTAGGTATAATGGAAGTAAGCAACGTAACTCCTATTGCAGAAGATGAAAATGAAGAAACTGCAAAAAACTATGATTTTAATTATGGTACTGCAAGCAACCCAATTTTTTATAGTGATTTAGTATAATGGCAAAGATAACCGTAGTATTTACTAGACCTAATAAAGAATACAGACAACAAGATGCTGATTCTTTAGTAAGAGATTTAGACGGATTAATTGAAAAATTAAACTCTACATTTCAACAAGATTTAAGGGATGAACAACAAAGATTTACTTGGTTCATGAGTAGTGGAAATACAGCATAATGGCAAATAGATACCAAAACGCAAACTTTGATTTAACTGCAACAACTGTCACAGATATTTATACTGTGCCATCTGAGTCTAGAGCCATCATACAAAATATACATGTAGCGAATGTTGGAGCAGGGAACACGGAAATAAAAGCTTTTATATATGATACCTCTGCAGGTAGAGCTTATCAATTTGCAGAGCATACTGTTAATGCAGGTAACTCTAAGTCTATATCTGATGGTACAATCATATTAGAAGAAAGTGACAAATTACAGTTACAAGCAGCCTCTGCTGATATATTTGAAGGCACTGTATCAATACTAGAATTTGACAGAACATAGGAGGAAAAATGCAAGTGTTAAAACCAGAAAAGATAATAGAAAAAATAACTAACCTTAAGACAGGTGAAGAATATAAGGATGACAACGAATGGAAATCTAAAGGAGTACCTGAAGAAGATATTCGAAGAGATATAAAAGTCCTAATGCCAAGCCTTGATATTTTTGGAAAAACCAAATAGAATAGATAAACTATGCCAATAACTAGATCACAAATCAGAAGACAATTAAGGAGACAAGGTGGGATTATGGATGTTACTCCTAGAGAAAAATTTGGTAT